GACTGGTGCGACAATGTACGCGGTGGCGATATTAACAACAACGGCAACGGTCGTTATTACAGCCTCAATCTCAACTCATACGCTCGCCATAAGACAATCGAGGTGCGCTTGCACCATGGCACACTAAACGGCGCAAAGATACAGGCATGGGCAGAATTCGTGGGTGCAATGGCTCAGTATTCTAAGGATGGCAACCGATTCGAACTCGAAACATGGAAAGACCATGCCAACCGTTTAAACAACATCAAAACAATGCTCGACATCCTCGCTGTTGATTCAAGCCTCAACAACAAGACAGCGACCTACCTCAAGGGTCGCGCAGACGAACTCGCCTCGCGCTAATTCTTGACCGCCTGCCCCTAGTGGGTTTAATATCGGAGCGTAACCGATAGCAGGCACTAACAGATGGCAGATGGTCTGCCACTGTTTAAACAGATAGGACTGGAAAGATGAAAACCTACGAGTTTTATGGAACCGTAAGAGTCGAGGCTGAAACAGAGGATAAAGCCCTTGAGATTTTCGATTCAAAAATGGCTGGCTTTGATACCAATATCCAAGAAGTTTATGAGGTGGAATAATGAACCGTTTAAACGACTCAATTAATTACTGGTCAATCATTGATGGTCGCGTGATTCTGATGGCGCTATTTACATGGGCTGTAATCAGATGGGCATGGAAGGGTGTGGATACTGATGAGTAGCGCACTCGAACGCAGGCTTGAGGAGATTCTCTGGCGTGCAAACTATGACGACCTCGGAAACTGTAAGCATTGTGGCTCATGGTTTTACTCACCTTGCTTGCCAAACTGTAAGGCTGTCGAGCCTGACTGTTTAAACATGACCATTGCAACTGTTATCTGTGGCGACTGCTTACGGACTGACTGTGCAGGGTGTAAGTAATCTGGTACAATCAACCTATTAACTAACGACTGGAGAAATAAAATGTGTGGAATTGCAGGCTTCTGTTTAAACCCTAAGGAGCACAAGCGCGTGACCGTATCTGACCTGACTAGTCAGATGCTGTTGGACATTGAGCACCGAGGACAGCACGCCACTGGCGGTGCATGGATTAACCCCGTCACTGGCAAGCGGGTTATCCGCAAGGCACCAGTGACCGCAACTAAATTCATCAAGGCATCAGAGAACCTTGGCAACAACGCTCAGTCATGTATCTTGCATACAAGATGGGCAACTCAAGGCTCACCAAAGGACAACAACAACAACCATCCAATCCCGCATGGTCGCATTGTCCTCACTCACAACGGACATATTGCTAACGACAATGCCCTGTTTAAACAACTCAAGGTAAAGCGCAACGGTCTTGTAGATTCTGAGGCTGTCACTGCATTAATCGCTCACTCAAAGGCACCGATTACCGAGGTACTGGAGCAGGTGCAGGGCACCGCTGCGCTTGCATGGTTGGAGTCAGATGCACCCAACATCCTGCACCTTGCTCGTTTAAACTCATCCCCATTGTGGATTGGTCTGACTATCGGTGGCTCACTAGTTTATGGTTCAACTGAGGACACTATCGAGAACGCATCCATCATTATCGGTAGCGATTTAGACTGGAAGTATCGCGCATCAGAGGGTGAGTACTTTAAGGTCAAGGATGGTGTGATTGCTGAGTACGCACAGTTTAAACCGTACCGCAACACTCGTGACTGGTCATGGGAATCTATGCGTAATGCAAGAGATGCATCTTTTGATGCATGGTGGGAAGAACAAGAGGAACTAGCCTTCTAATCTAATCCGTCAAACAAAGAAAACCCCCGCTTCGGCGGGGGTTTTCTTTTGCCTGGATACCAGGACCTGCACTACTGTTTAAACAGTACATCATTAGCACTCTACCTGGATGACTGCTAATTGTCAAGCGTTTAAACAAACTTGACATACTTGACAGCCATGTTATACTTTTCGTATTCACAAATACGAAAAGTGACCAGGACCTACTACCTGTTTAAACATATAGTAAAAAAAATATTTATTTTTCTTTGCAAATATACTTGACACACCATGAATAGGGCATGAGATAGTAATCCCTGTAACCAACTGAAAGGACTGGAACCCATGAGATGCACATCCTGTGGAGCACGCATTGAATATACATCCATGAACGAGGCAGGTTATTGGACTTGCCAAGATTGTGGCGAACCAACCAAGAGCAAGGACTAGAGAGGACTGGAAATGTATCTACATACAAGCGAACTAATCGGCATCATGATTCTGATTATCTCAATGCTCACCGTAGGTGGCATTATGTTTAAACGGAACATGGAACTAGAGCGTAGCAATCAAAGACTGCGCCGACAATTACGAGCACTAAGAAAGTTGGCACAGTAAATGGAACAAAAGGATAAGAACAACCTTCGCATGAAACTGTTTAGCAAAGCCGAGCAGATTTTACGAGAGGCACACAAAGAGGACTTCAATAAGATTTACCATGCACTACTGGCAGAGAACGGACTTGCTCCATCAGGCAAGGTTACTGCCGACTTGGTAAGCAGATACCTTGGGAGTTTAAACAATGGCTAAAGGTATTCGTATTTCTCAAGATGGATTCTATTCAGACTTCGAGTATTCAACCGTCAAAGAGTTACAAGATGGGGTCAATGGGTACTTCGAGTGCGTTAGTTTAATCTCCATCAACGGTGATTACTTGGGTAATATGTGGGTCAATGAGATGGGGCATGGGTTGATTAATACACCAGCCTCTGCCATCTCCTTCATCTTCGGCGGGGCATCAACAATCCTAGGAAATGTAGTGGTCATGGGTGCAACGGATAAAGATGGAAACGATACAGATATTACGGCAGACCTTAAACAACTTATCGAGTGGATGTGTATTCCACAAACAAAATGGGATGAGGAAACAGCCAATGTTTAAACGACTTAACCCCGCGGGGTGGATGGTTTTAATCCTCACCGTTGCACTGGTACTTACGGTACATGACAACAGCATTAAGCCAGCGCCTACCAGCGCACCAGTTGGTGAGGTAGTTGCCTACTACGAGAACGAGTACCAGCACTACGCAATCGAGTTACTTATCGAGCAGAACAATATCGAACAATGGACTTGCCTCTATACACTCTGGATTCGTGAGAGTAACTGGCGACCAAAGGCACACAACAAAGCCAGCGGTGCCTATGGAATTGCACAGTTTATGCCTCGCACATGGATTACTATGGGCGTGAAGAAAACTGATGATGGGTTTAAACAGGTCGAGGCAGGGCTTGATTATATCGAGCGCCGTTGGGGTGGCAATATCTGCAAGGCACTTAGCCACAGTCTAGCGAAAGGATATTACTGATGAGTAACAAACTTAAGCCAGAGCACCATGCAATCTTGGCTCAACGACCAGCCAATACACAGGAAACCTACTATCTACTGGAGTACAGCCAGCAAGGATACGACAGTGCCAACTGCAAGGGCATTGATACGGAGATGTTTTTCCCAGACATTGAGAACTTCAAGGCAGAGGACATGGCTCCGTTTAAACGGATGTGTGGGACCTGCCCTGTACAAAAGCGTTGCTTGGAGTGGGGTCTAGTCCATGAAAGGTACGGGGTATGGGGTGGCATGACCCCTCGTGAGCGCATCATTGAGCGCAGGCGTAGGGGTTGGGGCTTGCTAGAACCACACCTATTCGTGCCCATTGGTCAGAGGTATATGGTATAGTTTAGGTAGTAAGCACACAGCGCATGATGGGGAAGCATGAACTGTGTGTTTATTAAAAACCACCGCTGAGGTTCCAGTCCCTCGCGGTGGTTTTTCTTTGCCCGAAAGTTTTACAGTTTAAACGCACTACGCATTAGCATAAATACATTATCTGCCAAGTCGTCTAATGTTCCATCATTAAAGATAACATGGTCGAACATATAGTTATCGAGTGCGTGCTCTGATACATGGCGATTAACTGCTGTCGTATCTTTACGATTGACACGAATAACTTTACCGCCTCTCGCTTTAATTGCATCAGCCTCATTAGGAAATCTAACATCAGCAATAACAATTCTGGCGGCAGGGTCAATCTGTTTAAACGCTTGGTCAATCCAAAAGTTGCCGCCGAACATTTCTCTACCAACTTCTGTTCCGAATACTTGTAGCAATCTTCGTACCTCAGTATAAGTTTTAGCAATCTCCCAACCGTGCTCATCAACTAAGTCAGCCAAACGAATCTTATCTAAAACCAAAGGGTTCAACTTATACATGGCATCACGCATTGGGTCGGCAAAAGATATGCGGTTGAACTCATAGTTTAAACACAACAACTTCGCTGCGGTGTCTTTACCACTGCGTGCATACCCACTGAATCCGATAATCATTTTTGTATTTGTATCCTTACTCTTTGCTGTTGCACTTGTTTATCTACTACCTCAACTGTATAGCGCCATCTATTAAAACTATATTCACCCGCGCCATCTTTTGAAATAAGAATTTGCTCACGCCCGCACTCATCACATTGCCATAGCGAACCAATTTCGCAACCACGAGTTTCACGAAACCACTCAGGGTTCGGACATAAATGCTTGGGTTCAACTCGCAGAGTAATCATTTCTTACCTCTCGCTATCTGTGCATATCTAATGCGACAGGCAAGCACTGCATGAATCTGTCGCTCGTTAAGTTCAGGCGACTCATGAAAGTTATCCGCTTCAATCTTGCGGGCAATCATCTCGCCAACATTGCCTTCAACTACTAAGCCTTGGTCTGCTACTAACTTCTCTAGGTATGCAACGCGAGTGCGTAACATATCTAGTTCTAGTTCTTTTAGGTCGCTCACTTCTGTACCTCTTTCTGCCACTCAAGTACGAGTTCCCAAAACTCTGCGAATTGGTCTGCATCTAACACG